GAATTCTGTTATGCCGCCATTGCGACGCGTTGCCAATCGGAGCGAGGCAAATCTAAAACGCGCCCGCCTAGTCTCTGCCAATCGTCCACGCTGTCCGCGTCCGCTTCGTGCGCGACCGCTGTTACAGCATTGACCATAGTGGCACGAGTGACCGGCTGACCGACAAAACCGGACTGCCCAACAGTAGCGAGTAAGCCGTCGAGAACGCTCGCCGTGTCTTTTTTGGACAATGTCAAAACCTTGCCCAGCGATTCCACTGCCGCGTTCACGGAACCCGAAATAGTGTCCGAATGCGCGGCCTTCATTTTTTCGAGTACTTCATCGAACGATTCGCGACTAGCGTATGCCGCAGTCACATCCCGCAACTGCAACGCCAGTGCATGGTTGTCCGCGTCTTTTGCTTCATCGGTCAACAGTCCCCACGTGTCAGCATCACCCCGTGCGCCAGTAATGTGCGACTTGCGAGTGCGCTTTTCAGTCTGCATGCCATTAAGGCACGCCAGCGTCCAAAACATCTGATAGACGTTGACACTCCCGCAACCGGTCTCCGAATTGCTAAGGCCGATACCGTTAGCCATAACGTCACCAACTGCGGCACCTTCACCGGTCTGGGTTTCAGACTTCAAGCGAAGGTACAAGCGCTTATCTGTCACTTCACCGTTGACCACTTTCCACTGGGCTTCAGAATCCATTAGCTGAGGCAATGCGGATTGCAACAGGTGCACATTGTCAAAAGTTTTGAATTTATCCGATACAAATGCACGGGCGATGCCGACATTGTCGCCGGTGTTGAAGGTGCGGAGCATTCGCACAGCAGGCTCTTTTTGCCAAATGGCATTAATGAGCGCGTCAAATTCACCCGCGTAATCCTGTTGCAACCGTCGAGCGGTGCGGACATCAATGCTGGCCCGCTGGGCTATCTGATCAAAGGCGACCTCATTAGCGGACAAAATTTGTGTAGGCATTCCGCCCGACTGCTCAATAACCACTTGCGAGACGTTCGTACCATTACCGCGATCTCCGGTCATCAATTGGAGTTGATTGGTGGGCGCAAGAAAATCCTGCGCCCGTGCGGCTTGATCCTGAACTTTCAAAAGAAGGTTTTGAAGGGTGTTTGTCCCATTTTCAATAGTGTGCATTTTGCTTTCCTCTTAAAATTAGTCGTTTGAAGTAGCAACGCGAAATAAGTTTGCAGTAACGAGGGACAGTAATTCGAGTAAGATTTCGAAATCATTACACTCGTAATCGAGCCAGCCTTTCAACCGCTCTACATCAAAATCCGCCGAATTACCCGACACTTCGTTAAGATAACGAATAAGTTCATCGCGCTCTTCAACATCATCAAGGTTGTATCCGAACTTAGATTCACAAAGGTTTTGAATGGATACATCGCTATTCTGCATGATCTCGAGGATCTCGCTTTCATCGCCTCTAATCTCACTGCAATCCACTTCAAAGTTGTGGAACTCCACGTAGTTAATTTCTGCCATAGTATTTTCCCAAAGTTGCGCCGCACATCGCGACATCCCAGATAGTCGCATACAACGGGGGATGGATCAACTACTTTTTAAAATTTCAACAGGCATAAAAAACCCGCCGAAGCGGGTTAGTGAGTTTCTTGCTCAGGTGGCGGGTTTGATTCTAAAGCGGACCTAATAAAATCATCCTGACTTAGATCATCTAAATTTGCTGTTGTGCAATTGATCTGGATGTAAGGTCCGTTCATACACGCAAACTCAACCTCAGAACTGATGACATGGTTATTAAGACAGCCATACAAAACTGTTAACCGGTTTGAAACCATGTCAATTAACGTACAGATTTCTTCATTGCTCAATTGGTTTGCGATTGCCAGTAGCTTATCCGTATCCATTAGTGCGCCATACGAGACAGCATGGCGTCTCCCTCAGGTGTAAGTGACGCTGGCCTACCAAAAGTCGTGTCATATAGCCACACGAAATGGGATACTACATCAAACCCTCGCTCATTACACTCCTGTACCCATTGCAACGGCAGTGCATAGTCCACCGTTTGATTGCCGTACCGCTCCAATACCAGATCCTGTTTAGTCTTCATGGCTTCGCTCCTTTTTAAATATGGGATTTGTCCCATACAAGAGTGTAGGTCAAAGCTTATGGATTTGCAATGGTTTGAAAGAAGAGAGACCAGTCTATAGGTGCCGTCAATTTAAGCTCCGGTTTAGTTGCAAGCCCATCCATTCGAAGGTCCATTGCGGACTCTCCTCGATACAAGAATATTTCAGATGCGCCACCTGTTTTAAGCTTGACGGCTATCCAACAACTGCCTCTGGAATGTTTACTGGCAAACGCTACTTGATGTGGGGATATATCGACCTTGTTTCGCTCAGTCGTTTTAAGCTCAACTAAATGCCAGTGCCCAAGATGATCTAACAAAAGAACATCGGGAACACCGTGCGTGACTCTAGATTCTAAACGTGTGGCAGACCATTTTGGCTCATGCTGTTTCATGGCCTGTTTCATTTGTTGCCAAAAACTGGATTCTCTAGGCTTCCTTGTTTTCTTCGGAACGTCCAGTAGATCGTCCATGGCTTATTTCCCCATACCGGCTTTGGTATTGACGATTGATTCGTACCTTTGGCGCGTTTTGCATCTCCTGCATTCGATTCCAAGTTTCTGGTCCAAACCATAGCTTGCCTAAAAAATTAATCAGAAACATCTCTAACCTCATCTTCCCCAAACATAATGCGTTCTTTCGCTTTTGATCTTTTATTACCTTGAGATAAATCAACATCGTGAGTCAAAGGTTGATACGTCTGCTTGATTTCCTCCAGTGCCTTCATGACCTCTTCCTTAGACATCTGATCAATCGACCCTGTTCTTATCTCACTCTTACTCACATAGATGTCACCTTGCGCTTGACCACGCCGATACTCCGCTTGCACAGCGGCAGAGTAAGCCCCTGCCTCCAAAGCTGTGTCACGGATACGCTGAAGATCTCGCAGGTGACGTTGGTATTCCACACCATATTTCTGATCAAGCTCTTGACGATACTCTCGAATAGCTCGACATACATGCGGATTCAAACGTGGGTTAGTTAGTTCCGACGCACGGACGTGTGCAGATTTAGGTGGGTAACCTGCATTGATTGCCGCCTCACGCATCGTGATCTGTCCATCCTTAGCCACTAGCTCTCGAACAAACAGTTCTTGTTTACGCGTCAGTCTTTTATCGGGGCTAGGCCCTTTTCGGACGCGAGGTCTTTTTTCTTCGGGGATGACTGCGCCACGCCCTTTGGTTGTCAGTACTTTAGCGTAGCGTTCTTTTCTTGCGGGCATACTACCTCCGTTGGTATGCGAGGTATTTTCCATAAGTCAAACTCAAAAGAAAACCCCCTATATAGAGTTTTTCTGAGAATTTATTTTTTTTCAAAAAAAAAATCTCTGGCCCCTATATGCTAAATCGCGAATTAACAAATCTCTAAATACAATATTGTAACCACGTAACCTTGCTGTAACTCTCAAACCCCAGTGTTTATGCGGCTTTCGAGGCAAGGTTACACGGTTACGCCAGTTACGCCTATTTTTAATTTTTTCAAAATAAAAACAATCTCTCAGAAAAAACACTATATAGGGGATTAATTACAAGGCCTTGTTTACAAGGTGCAAGGTTGGCCTAGCAATAACAAACTCCAATTGACCTAAAACAGGTATGCCAAATCCAGTGTTTTGAAAGTTGTTTTCTGCGTACTGTTCAGCTTCTTCAGGTGTATCAAAAAAGCCAAACTGCTCTGAATTATGTGAATAAGCGTCTTCTTCTTCCATCACGTCGTAAGGAACTATCTCTAAAAACCATTTATCGTTTTCACAATCCCTATAAATAGCCGCGTGCCGTGGTTCACTCATGACGCTTCCTCCATTTCATAGCCAACGTTCTTGATAACGATTTGACCTAGCTCACCGTCGAGGCTTCGATCTTCTGTCACCTCACCATCTTCGTAGATGCCGCAGAACCACCCACCTTCATCCAAATAGTAGGCCGTTACACAGATGTCCATCTCCGTAAGCTTTTCCCACACGGGCAGAGGTTCACGCCAAGCAGTCCAACATTTGAAACTAAACCCAGCCAAGCGATTTCTTTTGTTAAGGCGATAGTCTTTGTTGATGCCATCTGTTTCGATAATTTCAACCCGACACAAATCCCATTTAGTTCCCCAATGTTCTCTGCGCCAGTCATACCACTTATCGCCTTCTCGCATTTCGATGGGCATGGGCAAAATAAAATCACAGAACCTATCTTGCTCCGTTAAGGCCGTGTAAAGTTCGGTGACGAGCATGGCGTCACCTTTTAAATCTACGGTTTGATAGCAATGGTTAGGCATTTTCGTTCTCCTTTTTGACGATTTGAAAGTAGTCAGGGCTAAGTTGCAAAGCGCCCCGATGGTTACCGAAAGCGATTCGTTCGCCTTCTTCTTTTGACCCCCACTGAAGGTTCCAGTTAGAGGAGCGGTAGTTGTCCAGCACCAACTTGCTCTCAAGCAGATCGGCACTTTTAAAAAGCTCACCGGTTGTTCGGTGAGTGGTTCGAGGTTTTACGGTGAACATAGTGCTCTCCAAAAAAGCCCCCTTTCGGGGGCGGTTGATGTATTCGTCAAAAGGTCAGTCGAATGGAACTTCGTCCCTAGATAAGTAATCCAGTTGACCGATTTTGAGAAAGTCGTCAGGAGCACTCCAAGGAATGTCCGTTCGGGCTTTGCTCATCACCTCGTCCCACCATTCTCTGCTATCGAACAGAGGGTCCATGC